TTTTTTTTAACCGTTTGCCGCAAATTGTGCATAAGTACCTATAAAAGAAACAATTCCGTTATTTACACTCATCCACATTTCATCAACGCCAACAACCCCCAAGTAATAGGCACTACCAGTAGCAAGCAATATTGAACCGCTTTCGTCTGTGTATACCGTATCACCTGAAATTGGCAAATCAGAACTCCCATCATGGTAGTAATTTGCATCAATGTCTACATGTGTAGCAACACTACCATCACCAAAATCTTGCCAATTTTCAGTTAATGAACTTCCTGTAAAGGTAATAAAATTAACAACTTTTTCAGCAAATAATTCAATTTTTATTGTTAGGTTTTCAATTATCCCATCAGCTTTAGATATAATACTGCCTAAACCATTTGATGAACTAACAAAAACCTTAGTTTCATTATCCCTACTATTGTATGTTGTACTGGTTCTAATTAATGTGTCACTAGAACCATCACCATTTGGCACAATTACAGATAATCTATCTATTAAGTTTCCAGTAATTGTAGTAAAGTAATTACCTTCTGACGAACGTTCCCAAACCAATTCTTCACCTATTGTATTTTTTAATACGTTTGCTAATGGTGGTGCTTGATTTGTTTGTGTCAATAACGCTTGGTACGCTTTTTCACCTGCACCAGTAATAGATGTAACCACCCCATCTTCACCTATTGTGTAAGTACTTGAAGTTCCTTCCACCCTGAAAAAATCCCCAGCACGTTTAAGGTTTGGTAATTCGTCAATTGTTCCAACGTAATGTTTTACGTTTAAATCTCTTCTCATATATATTTATTTTATAAAAACCCCTTCTTACGTGCTTTTCGTTTTGGGCGTCTTGTTCTTTTATTTATTACTGGTTTCCTACTTAAAATTCCATATCTTAATGCGGCTAATTCATCAGGCTCATGTGGCAATTTACCTTTTTTGTCACGCCTAAATGTCATATAACTCTTATATAATTGTGATTTATCACCACCAATCAACACAATTGTTTTATCTTGTACTTTTTTAATTGCTTCCTCAACATTACCTTTCCTAGCCTTTCGTATAGAAGTAAAGCCACCTTTTCGTATTTCGTTTATTAATAATGGCATTGCACTATCTGCATAAATATTTGCATTAAATGGTACTCCATTTCTAATTAATAATGAAATTGTCTTTTGTATTGAAAGTTTTGATTCACTAAACATTTCTTCAACATAATAAGCTTCATCAAAATAAGTTATTTTAACGCAAGAAGTTTTATCCTTACCACCATAACCAAAATCAAGCCCGTACCATGTATCACCATTTTCTGTAAATGTTTCCATTTCACCCCATCCAGCGTATATTCTACCTTCAGCCTGCAATGTCCATTCTGCCATTATGGTATTGATATAGTATATTGGGTTTGTTCGTTTTAAATCCTCATACCTTTTTACGGTTGAAGCTGCCAAGTTTTCCAAATTATCTAAATATGTAGAATGCATGTAAATTGTATCATGCAACCTATCATCTTTTGGATAGCCGTTATCAAACCATTCTTTGTGAATCCAACTTGAAATTGAACTTGTTGGGTTATATATTAATATAACTTTTAGTGGTTTACCTGCAATCCTAATTGATTCGTCAATTTTACTAAATTCCTCAAAGCTTTCTACTTCTTCGGCTTCCTCAATTACAAGCGTAGTAATACCTGATAATGATTTTAGTTTTGCAGTTTGGTTTCCAGTTGAACGTATACCTTTAAATGTAATTGTACTGCCTGTTTTAATGTTTGTGATTACTCCCTTTACTTCCCTAAAATCTGACCCAAGACCTAATATTTCAATAGCTGTTCTAATATCTGCAATAGTAGAATCTTCAGAAGAAGTCATAGTTTGCCTTAAATAAAGCACCTTATGTTTGTGTTCTGAATATGTTAATTTAACTATTGCAACCGAAGTTGTAAATGACTTACCACTTCCACGCCCTCCGTACACTTGGTAATACCTAGGCATATCAATACTATCCATGAAAAGCGGTTCAAATACTGGGTTTATTACCAATTCTTCCTCTTCCATGTTGTTTATTTTTTACTTGAAAATACTATTTTTACGGGATTTTTCTTACCACTTGTTTCAATATGCAACCCACCGCCATCAGTAGCATCCAAAGTATCATCTAAATCATTTTTGTAATTAGCTAAAACATACTTAGAAGCCTGAAAATGTTGTGGGTGTGTTGGGTCGTTTACAATGTCAAATATATTATCAGATGCAATATCTGTAATTGTTCTACGTAATACTTTGTATTCTGCAAATAATTCCCTATCAACTTGTAATAGGTTTTTTAATTCAACCATCGTTAATCCAGATGCCTTACTAATATCTTTCCTAGTTGTTAATCCTAGTTTCATTGCAGCACGCACCAATGCGGCACGCTCTTTTAATAGTTTTTCTTGTTCTCTCTTTTTGCTTTTCATAATATATGGGTTAATTTTTAACCTCATATTTTACCCGCAATATAAGGTGATTAATTGTATCTTTTAAAATCCTAAATATTTTTTCAATAATTTCAAGTATTTTTGCAACTAATGAGATTATTGAAATAAGGAGCTTAAACAGTATGGAAAGTAACAATACCCCCAATACTTCTAAAATTTTTATGTACTTCATAATTTTTATTTTTAGTGTGACAGACAGGATTCGAACCTGCATCATCTAGAACCACAATCTAGGGTATTAACTACTTATACGACCGTCACCATGTTAGCATCTAAATTAATTAGATGCCCTATTTTCCTTACCACCAAATACTCTAACATTTTTTTTAATTTTGTCTTTGTCTGCTGGTGTTTCTGGGTTTTCTTCTTTTAAAAAATCCATTACTTCTACCATAAATTCATCACCTATGGATTTCATTTCATTTGCTTGTGATTTGGCTGCATTTCGTTCAATTGCCGCTTCTTCACGTGTATATCCACTATCCGTATAAGTTCCATTAAAACCAGTTAAAAGCCTATAATACGTATAGTAACATAATGGAGGGGTAATTAGTTCTTTAAATTCCAAATCGGCGGCAGATAAATCATAATCATCTACACTAATTATTCTTTTTAAGTTACTAACTCCAACCAATCTTTTTAAATCTATATTTTGTGCAATTAGCGATGCAGATTTACAATTTTGCTCTGTAATATCTTCCTGTATAGAAACGTAATCAGCTAACACATCAGCAATGTTTGGGTAAATTAATTTATCCTCTAATTCTAAATTATTCATGTTGTGTAATTTTTGCGGTTACTGTTTTAATTTCTTCACCAGTTGTAAGTTCCTCCTCCAAATCAAGTGTTAATTTCTTAATTTTAATTTCCTGTACTTTAAATACAGAATTTTTTAGTATTCTATTAATTTCACTTTCAATGGTGTCACGTGCATTTTGTGTAATTGCATTATAAATAAAATATGCTTCCTCTAGATCAGTGCCACTAAATCCACTTTTTTGATCAATACCTGCCAAAGCTGGTGGAATTAAATATGCACCGTTAATTACTTCTTTATTTAATTCGTATGCACTACGAGCCGATTCAATTACACTTGAACGACCACCGCTACCAGAACCAATTTCTTCCAATAAAGTTGCGGTAAGATCTTCGGGTGCTAAGTTTGATATTGTAATCACTTTACCTGTACCTCTTGCTCCTTGCGCTCCTTCTATGGCTTCTTCTATGTTCTGTAATGTTTGGTCCTCACTATCTAAAGTAGTCTTTAAAATGTATGTGCTAATGAATCCAGTTGATGTTTCCTTACGTACTAATATACTATTTTCAATGTCAGATAAAACAAAATTAATTGCTGGCTGTAATACTGGTATTGGGTATGAATTAAACCCTTCATCACTATGGTAAAGTAATTGTCCATTAAACTTCTTATTTGTTTCTGAACTTTCCTCCATTTGTTGCCCTGCATATTCTGGATTAAATCTATTAAACCATTTTATTTTATCTTTTGTAACTGCCGTATTAATTGTTTTTTGTATCTCTGAATTTCTACCAAAATTATAATGATACCCAATTTTGCTAGAATAATTTAATTCATCAAATTCGCTAAACCTTAAATCTGAAACTCTAATTGGATTTAAACTAAGTATTTTCCCCTTAATGTTATAATTACATTGGATAGCAAATGCCCCAAATAAAGCATAATCATCAGCTATAATTGAAATTAAGTTTTTTAATGTTAATCCATTTGGACTAACTATTTGGTCTTCACCGTCAAACCCTGCACCCTTATAAAATTTTGCAGTTCTTTTAACTGCTGGATATGCCGATGGGCTTTGTTTTACTAAATTTTCTAATGTTTTTGGGAAGCTATTACTTCTCCCCCAACGCATGATTCCAAGTGCCGTATCTTGCCTTGTTTCAACTTGCGTTACTTCCGTGTGTTTTTCTATATTAAATGCCATACAATATTTTTTTAAATTAAAAACCCCCTACAATTATTGCAGGGGGTTTAAATAAAGTATGTAATCAATACTTTATATGTTATTTGGTTGTTTTCCTATATTCTGGAATTTCATAACTTGGGTCTTCCTTTTTTCTTAAGGAATTAACGCAATGCCTGAAATCATACTTATCCATGTTTTTTCTACTTACACCAAATGTCTTTGCATATAGTGCAATAATTGCGGCTTCCGCCACTTCACCAAAACTTGAAGCCCATACATCTACTGAAACTACTTCCCCAAGAATTGATTTTCTAGTGAACTCTAAATCCCATTCACCTGTAAAACTGTTTACTTTTTTTCTACTAATTGTTGCCATCTTATTTTTTTTATTAGGCTTGGTGCATTTATTAAATAGGCTGCACACTTATTCCTTCCCTAAATGTAGGGTCTGTCTGTTTTAAAGGCAAACCCTACTTAATTAATATACTATCCCTAGTGAAGAAATGATCGTACGGGAATACGATATTTCCTTGTATTTTGTGCTCACTTTAATTATATAAAGTATATAATAATCATATGAACAAGATCAAAATTTTTGCGGTCTTATTCATATACAACCCGTATAGACATAAAACCTATGGTAATCATAGTAGTTACATGAAATTTTAACAATTTATGTTAAAGTATCAATGTTTACTACATTTTCTCCTATTGGAACACATTCTGAAATGTGCTTATTGTCAATCTAAATTTCACCGCCATGGACTTTACACGTTTTACTAAATTTGTACTTTCCATTTATTGTTTCTAAAATTGCCATATTAAATTATTCTTTTGCCAAGAAGTTTTTCAGCTTCTTCTTTAGTTATTGCTTCTACTGGTTTTGCCCATTTACCATCAGTATATAAAAACGCTCCATTTGCTATTATGTTATCTAAGTTTATCATAATATGGTAAATGTCAAATCTAACTATATCTCTAGTTTCATTGTACGTAGTTGTCTTAATTGGCTCAAATGCGCCATTATAGTTCTTCTCAATATATTTTTTAAATATATCCAAAACTTCTTGCTCTGTAGCTTTAAGGGTTTCTTCCCCAGAATAACCAACATTATCAGCTGGATAATATTTATAAGTATGTAAATTAAACCCATTGCCACAAAGGTCATCATCATCATCTAAGTTACCATCAAATTGAAATATATACTCAAAATCTGGAGAAATTGATTTGTACCATTTGCCAACCTCATAAAGTGGCTTCTTTGGTTCTTCTTTAAATTCACAAAAACAAATATTATTTATTACAGATAAGTTGCCACCCGCATTAAAGTTTTCGTGTTTTGAAATCATTTGTATAGCTTCTTTTTTAGGTATCATGTACATATTTTTAATCAACCAATCCTTACAAAATTCTTTTGGTGTACTGCTATTAAATACATTTAACCCGAAACCATTTTTTCCATTATACCTAACCAACATATTGATATTATTGTCCCTAGAAGCCCACCATCCAGTTGTTTCATTAATATTCTTTTTGCCCTTTTTAATGACTTTTAAGAACTTACTACAAGTCTTTAGGTGTAATCCATTATATGATATAATAACGTCCCTAGAAACATCTTTAAAAGATTCTGGTTCCCATTTTTCTCTAGGTAAAATATCGTTCAAATAAGTTTTGGACACTTTAAATTCAATATCTTTAATTATTTTTGATGTTCCAGTTAATTGGCTACATGAATCGGTAATATATAATTTATCATCATATAATCCATAAATACTTTTAAATGTATCGCAATTTTCACCAACTACTCCCAAGTAACTTCCATCATTAATTCTTACAGTATCACCAACTGAAATTGATTCATTAATATGTGTTTTAGCTATCTTACTTTCCATTTTATTTTATTTGTGTTTTAATACATTAATCATTCCTATTATTATTCCACCACATAGACCAGCCCTGTAATAAAGCATATTTAAATCTTCACTTGAAATATATTTAGAACAATTATCCATCCTTTTGCAATAATTGTTATAAAATTTTGCTACCGACTTAATCTGTTTAAGTGTTTTGCAACTTAATGCCCATTTGGCAATATTGTTTACGCCTGCAATGTATTCTTTGCCCATGTTAATTCTTCTTTAGTTAATACAATTGTATGCGGCTGGTTTTCGGTTAATTCCTTAATTTTAAGTTGCTGCTTATTTATAATTCTAATACAATCAACTAATAAATGTGTTTCATTACCTCCATTTAAAATTGATTTTACAACCGCATTTGTTACGGGGCATTGGTTATATTTATCAATGCCCCCAAATATTTTAATTAAATCTTTCTTTTTCATAATATTCATTAATTAATAATTTACTACGCTCCTCAATTTTTAACAATAAACACTTTGCATCAGTTAAATTTTCTTCTTGTATTAAGTCCATAAAATTAATACCCATGTAACAAAGTTGCTCATCAATTGGCTCACCACAATCTTTTCTAGGTAATACCGAACATTGATTCCCAACGGCACAAGTTACCCATGAGCCAGCCCTATAAATTGCTTCATCCCATTCATTAGGTAAAATGTTTTTTTTATTTAAGAACTCATTCCAATCCCATTTTCTAGTAATTTTTTTTCTCCTTGCGTATGTGCTATCTTTTTCCATTTGTTTTTGTTTTTGTT